ATCGCCTGTTCACCCAGCTTCTTTGCCTTCACCCCGCGTGTGCTGCCCCGGCTCGGGGGCGTGAAGTCCAACAGGTGCCGGATGAAGCCACGAACCTGTTCCTTCATGAAGGTCTCGCCGTCGCGCTTCGAGTAAAGGGCAAGCCGGTCGGCGGCCCGCTGGAATTCATCGACATGCAGTTTGAATTTCACCTCATCATCCATCGTAATCGTCGCCATCGTCAACCATGCGGTCGATGAGACCGATCAATTCGTCAGGTGCGAGCGCCTGAAGCGTCTCTTCGGTGGGTGGTTCGAGCGTCCAGAGGTTGGCCGCTTGGAGCGAGCAGTGGTAATACTGGAGGGCACGCGCCATTGGCAGCTGCCAGATGATGAAGTCCTCGCACCATCCGGTGTCCTTGGCGATGGTGAACACCGCGCTCGCCAGCCAGCCGGGATTCAGGACTTTCCCGGCGCATCGTCATTGCTAGACGGATACTTGCTTTCGACGCGGACGCTGGATGCAGCAAGCATCGCGTTGATCCGGTTGATTTCCGCCATCAACCCCGGGAGCATGTCGAAGGTGACGTTGAGGGAGAACTTGAGCACGCAGCGGTCCACGGTGTCGTCACGGACGGCGTCCGCGATGTCATCTTCATCTGCCGACTGCATCCACGCAAAGGCCATGATCTGCCGCTGCTCTTCCAAATCATCAAGCTCCAACGGCGGATCATCCTTGCCACGGGTGAACATGGTGAGCTTGAGCAGATAGGCCAGTTGCATCGAGCCCATGGTGTAGGGACGCAGCTTGAGGTTGCCGATCCGGCGTTCCCCGCTGTCGATCATGCCAGTGGCCAGTTGTAGTTCGCGGTCGTTCATGATGTCAGAATTCGGAAAGGATTTGCTCGCGGGTGGCTTTGCTCGCCTCGTCGGAACCGCTCGGCACGATGGCGATGCGCTTGCCTTTGCGGATCAGCAGCATCGGGCGCATCGTCTTCACCTTGTCGAGCAGCCGGTTGTGCTGGTCATTCATCGCCCGCAGATAGGCAATCGGGTGGTTGGCGTTGGCTTCGCACCAGTCGAGTGATTCATAGCGCTTGCGGAACTCGTCGAAGGTGATGCTTTCCGCGACCTGGATGGGTTCGAAGCTGAGTTTCGCCGCGCCGTCCATCAACCAGGTGACGGTTCGCTTCGCGCCGTTGGGCGTCTGTTCGACCGTGTCGGAATAGGCGGCTTCGGTGGCGAACATGCCGCCGCTGGAGAGTGCCGCAGCGACAAGCCGGGTGTTTCGGCTTTCGGTGGGTTTGGTGTCGTGATCGCGCACGACGCTGATGGTGGTTCCTTCTTTCATGGGTGATCTTGTTCGGAAAATAGTCAGGCCGCGCCTGCTGCGGGATGGTTCACTCCCGACAGTTCGAACGAGTTGTAGTCCTCGTTGGTCTGGGAGTTTTTGACGGTGGTGATGATGGTGGTTCCGCCGGTAATCTGCTCGGGCACATAGGCGGCAGAAGCACCGCCCAGCAGAGATTCATCAGCGACACCCCGGCCCTTGACGCTGAAACTGAAGGACGGGTCGTAGCGGTTGCCTGTCTCGAACGCGCCATCGCTCTTCTTGATGATCTTGTGTTCGAGCTGCTTCTGCACGTCCACGCTCTCCACCAGGGCGGCGGTGACGCACTTGACTCCGATTTCGTTGAATGCTGCGGGCATGGGAATGATGGGAAGTTAGATGTCGTCGTAGGCGACTGCCTGAATCTCGAAGGATGGGAAATCGTCGTTGCTTTCCGTCACCTTCACCGAAGTCACGAACGCCGCGCCCTTGGTGATCGCACCGGCGGCGACATCGCCAAAATTCACGGTGCCCTTGCCGGACAGCGTGATGCTGCGGGTGATGAGCTTTTTCGGCTTGGCCACCACGGTGATGCCGAGCGAGTCACGCAGGGTGGCCACTTCGATGGATGCGTCGGCAGACGATTCCTGGGCGTGGCCGGTGGCGGGTGCGAGTCCGTGCAGATTGGTGACTCCGAAGATGGCGGGCATGACTCTTACGGCGGGTTGTCAACCGGCGTCCAATCCACCCCGAGAATCCCCTCGATTGTGGTGAGCCAACGGTCGTCGTCCGTCACGGCGGTGGTGTGGGCTTTCGTCCGGAATCCGCCGACCGTGAATCCGCTCGCCGGAGGCAATGCGCCTTCCATGATGGCCTTCACCGCATGGGCGAGCGCGGCGTGCTGGGTCCGGTTGTCAGTGGGTGACGAGACGAGAATCTTGACCGTCGCTCGATGCAGCGGGCCGACGACGTTTTCAATCGAGTCTGCCAGCACGAGGATCGCATCGGATTCGGGCGGACGGATGTCGGAGGAGGTCCCGGTGAACACATCGGGCGCGGGGACCAGCTGTGCGGAGGTGAACAGGCCGGCCAGGTAATCTTCAATGGCTTGGTTCATGGTGGTGGTTTTCAGCGGCGGGCCACGCGGTATTCGATGATACCTGCGCCGGGCTTGCGGTTGATCTCGTCGATCTTGTAGCGGTCGCCGCCGATCAGGATCGTGTCGTTGTGGGCAAGCTGCGGAATTGGCAAATGCGCCACGAGCAACCTCACCGTGAGTGCGCCGTCCTGGGTGAAGCCACCTTCCTCAAGATCGACGGCAAGTCCGCTGGGCGAAACCATCGCCTGATAGTCCTTGCCGCCGATGTTCACCGGCACGCCCGCGTCACGCAGGATTTCAACAAAAGCTTCGGCAGCGGCAGCTTGGAGCGAGTTCACTCACTGCGTATGATGTCAATCCGATCAAAAGCCATCCGTTTTCACGGCGAGGATTTCGAATTCAAGACTCCAACTTGCACGGTAGATCACTCGTATGGAGCAAGGATTTTCAAATAGCCGTCATAGGCATAGAGACGGCCATATCTGCTACCGGTGATTTCCCTGACCATCTCGATCTTTGCCAGCTTGGCAAGGGATGCGGCGGTCGTGGTCGGGGTAAGCTTTGTGGCCAAGGAAAGGGCAGAGATGGACGTCATTGGTTGTGCTTTCATGCGCTCATGGATAAGCAAGCACGAGCGCGCGGAGCGGCCCATCTGCGAAATGCGGAATCTGTCTTTCTCGAAAAGTGCCAAGGCTTGTTGAATGTCCGATGCCGTCCTTTCCGCGATGTCGCGAACCCCCTGGAAAAAGAAATCGAGCCATGACTCCCAGTGTCCCTTGAGGCGCACCTCCTGAAGCAGTTCATAGTATCTCGCCCGGTGTTCCTTGAAGAACAAGGACAGGTGCAGAAGTGGATATTGCAAAACACGTTCTTCACGCAGAATTAGCGGAATCAACAATCGGCCAACACGTCCGTTGCCATCGAGAAACGGGTGGATGGTTTCAAACTGCACATGAGCAAGTGCCGCCTTGATCAAGGGCGGAGTTTTCACCGGATCATCGTGCAGGAATTTTTCCAGCGCGCCCATGCAGTTCAGCACTTCATCGGCCGGTGGTGGCACGAACCTGGCGTTTCCGGGACGGCTGCCGCCGATCCAGTTCTGACTTCGCCGGAATTGTCCCGGGCTTTGCTCCTTGCCCCGTCCGCTGGCCAGCAACTTTTCGTGGGCCTCGCAGATCAGTCGCAGCGAAAGCGGAAATCCTCCGGTCATGCGTTGGTCGGCATGCTCGTAGGCCGCCACGCAATCGGACACTTCGCGGACGTCTTCAACGGGGATGCCCGGCGCCGCCGTGACTTCGTATGCAAGCAGATCGGACAACGAGGACTGGGTGCCTTCGATTTGGGAGGACGCGACCGCTTCTTTGCGAACGTAGGCGTAGAGGAATTGTTCCGGGGCTGGCAGCAGGCTGACGATCCCATCCAGCCTTCCCAACGCCAGTTGGGCTTCGCCATGAAGTCTCTCCAATGTCGAATCCATCACGATCGGAGGTCGCGGCGGCAGGGCATCGGGGACAAATGCCTTGAACGGCTCGTCCCTCGTGGAAACGGTCACGTAGCGCCCTGTTTTGCGTGCTTTCACTTCCACAGGAATGCCATAAAACTTGGATTTTGGAAAGCTCTAATTCCAACTTTGCCACAAACTTGGAATTTGTGAGTCCGGAATTCCAAGTTCCCATTGGCGGCGATGTTTGAAATTTGCGCGACAGATCAAGCCCTGCTTTACCTGCTGTGTAGATTTCAAACAAAAACACCCCCTCCGGTTTCCCGGAGAGGGCGTTCCCACGATCCACATCCGCAAGAGGATGGCTCAGGGTTTGACGATGCGCTTGAGTCCGTCAGTCTTGGCAGCCGCGAAGCCGTAGAGGCATTCCAGGGTGACGAAGATCTTGTTGGAGCGGGTGTCGGTGAAACGGAGGTAGCCGAAGGTCATGCCCGTGGTCGGATCGGTGACGGCTCCGGCTTGTTGGTAGTCGGCGACCGGCTGGAGGTAGCGCATGGCCACCGCGACGGCGCTGGAGTGGGCGGCAAAACCCACGAGTTTTTCCGCGTGATCCGACGGGATGAGGGTCGTTTCGTGGAGGTTGAATCCGGCGATTCGTTTGACCATGCCTTCGGTGACGGCCGGGGCGTTGAGGTTCAGGTTGAAACTCTTGGCCACCACATCATCGGCGAGCATGTTGGTGTAGTAACCGGAATCGAGCACCAGCGAACGCGGATTGGGCGGCATCTTGGCAATTCCGCAGGCATCGCGCAGCCCGAGCACCTTTTTGTAATCGAAGGCGGTGGGTGCCAGGGCAGCGATGCCGGGAGCACCGAAGTTCGCGGCAGTGATGCAGCTGAAGATGTCCACCAACACGTCTTGGGCGAGTTGCTGTGCGGCAGCTTCCACCAAAGTTTCCAGCACGTTGAGGGAGACCTCGGCAGATTCCTTGGCGGTGACGTGAACGGTCTTGTATTTGTGCCGGCTGAGCGTGACTGGCACCACCGTGACCGTGGCATCTGCGTTGGCCGAATAGTCGCCGGTGAAGTCGCTCGACACGCTGGGCGCACCAACGAGTGGGACGCGGATGGTGTCGAGTTTCTCAGCGGGCAGCGGGCTGAAGTCGGTGGAGAATGCCGTGACCGGCAGGAGGTTCGACATGAAGGGCATGAGCGCGCGTTGCGCCACCTTGATGTCTTTGACGTTGGTGAGTGTGTTTGGCATGGCGAGTTATCAGGCTTGGTGTTTGAGAATGAGGGCTTGTTGGTCGGGGGTGAGCTTGCGCCAGAAGACGGTCTGCTCGGCGGGATCGGTGATGGCGGCAAAGCGCGAGTGGAGATCGGCGGCCTGAGTGGTGTCACCGGCTGGGGTGACGCGGGCGGGCATCGTGGTGCCAGTACTGGCAACGACGCGGGCGACTTCGAGTTGCAGCTTGCGGTCGAAATCCGTTTGGGACGCTTCCAGCTCGGTGACCCGGGATTGCAACGTGACGATATGCGTGCCAGCGGAATCTCGTTGCGCGATCAGGTTAGCGGATTGGATTTTCGCCTCGTCGCACTCTGCTTTGAGCGTGTCGATTTCGGCGGCAAGTAGCTCCACTTCACCGCGCAGCGATTCGACGTGGGTCGATGCTTCGTTGAGCAGTTCGGTCTGGGCTTGGTGGTCCCGTGTGAGGTCATCGACCTGGGTGCGGGCTTCCAGTAGTTGGTCTTCAAGTGCGGTAGTCATCGCCCGTGCCCCCGTGTCAACCGATGCGTGATAGACCCGCAGACGGCGCATGGCTTCGGCACGGTCGGGAACCATGCCTGCGAGGTTGTGGCGCTGGGCCTGCTTTCCGCTGAAGGTCTGACCTTCCATGGCCTCAGCGGGAATCGCCCGACCCCGGGAAAGCACGGCATCATGAAATTCAGCGGCGATTTCTGCGAGGTTCGATTGAATCAGCTCGCGTTGGTCGTCGGTCAGCGGGGTGCCCGGTGCGCCCATCGCTTTGTATTTGCCTACCGAGAACACCTCCACCTTGATGCCTGCCTTGTCGATGGCAGCAGAACTATCCACCACCGCTTGCACCACGCCGATGGATCCAACTTGCGCGGAGGGAGTGGCGTAGATGGCGCGAGCTTGGCTGGCGATCCAGTAGGCAGCCGAGCACATCAGGCCGGAGGAGAATGCATAGACGGGTTTACGCTCATTCAATGAAGCCACGGAGGCTGCTAGCTCTGGAGTGCCAGCCACCGTTCCGCCTGGGGAATCGATGTTGAGGAACACCGCCTTGATGTCGGGACGGGCGGCGGCCTCACGCAATGCCTCGCTGATTTCTTCAGAACTGGTGGCACCCAGGAAGATTCTAGCAATGGTGTCAGGCTTGCGAAGGATGGGTCCTTCGATGGCGATCACACCGATGCCGTCCTCGATGGTGAGCAGTGGGTTTTCGGCTGCCTGTTTGGGGAAAAATTCGTGCTCCGACAGCCCCCGCAGCGAGGTGGCCATGGATTGCAGCGCTTCGGGTTGGATCAGCCATTCACGGTTTTGCAGGAGGAGCGAGTTCACGCCCCGGTTGGTGGTGTCAACGCGGCTACCGCAGGTCCAGCAGGCTTCCAGAGCATCTCTACCGGAATTCCATATTTTGCAGCCGTCTCAATGATGAGCTTGGCATCGCTGGCGCGGCGTTCGATTTCCTCACCGAAGTCGGCCCCTTGTTCGTTGAAGTGGTCGCTGAGGGTTTTGAGGCCCATTTCCACATCGGATCGGTTTTGTTGGGCTTCGCGTCCGGCATCGACGGTAACACGCTTTGGTGGCACTGTGCTGATCTTCCACCACCCCGGTATCGGGGGCAGGAATCCACGGGCGATGGCATCGCCGATCACATAGGCCCAAACCGGTTTGATGAGACGGCTTTCGAGAATCATTTGGCGGAACGAGAAGCGACGGTCGGCTTTGGCAACGACCAACCTAACGCCCGCGCCGCCGACCTTGCTGGAATCCGCTGCGAACTCGAATGGGATCATTCCGAGAGCTGAGTCACGCCGTAGGTGTTCGAGGAAGCCGGTGAAGGTGGGCGATGGTCGATTCGACTGAAAGCTGTCGAGGGACTCGTCGGGTTTGAGCGCGATCAACTTGCCACCGACGATGCGTTGGAGCGAAACTGGATCGCTGGTTTCACTACCGACCGCTGCGCCCCCGACAGCAAAGTCACCATTGTCATCGAGTTCGCCACGCGCTGTTTTGAGGATGCGGGAGACGTCGGCATTGTCCTTCACGGCGTGTTTTTCGAGAGCGA